TCTCCTGCCTCAGAAGCTAGACCTAGTGCAGTATAAGCCAATCCTTGTTGTTTAGGATAGATGGCAGTCTCAAGGCACCGTTCTTGGAACCATTCAAAGTCAGTCTTGTCAGTCATTGCTTCGATGTCAGTTTCATTGATCATTTTATCTAGGTCCCATTTTGCCATTGTCAGTAGTCATCCTCATATCGTTCCAGATACACATAGCCAAGGTCGTCTAGGATTTCAAGCACTTTCCACAAAGTTAAGTCATGTTCTTTGAGGATATTCGTGAACCCACGGTCTTCGATCAGTTTCAGGATTTGTTCTTTAGTCATTTTCGGCCATGAAAAATAGTCTCTACAGGTTCATTGACAAACTTGTACCAAGCATAGTTGTCAACACCTTTCTTCTTGTTGGGTTCCCAATACAAACGGCCAACACTGACAACTCTCTCACACTTTGCCATGTATGGTCCCATCCTGACATTGTGCATATAGTCCGCAGGGAGCAATAACCAAGTAGGTGCCAACTTGCTTAGGTGGTCGATGATTGGCTTTAGCATATCCCATGAGTAGGGAGGATTAGTGATAAAGCAGTCAACTTCACCAGACACGTTCACAATGTCCAAACAGTTGGTCTTCCAGACACTAGTGGATTGTGGTTCAATGTCACAAGCCATGTTGCACTTCACACCATGATGCCTCTCCAACTCTTTAACCAGATCACCAGCACCAGCACAAGGTTCAACAAACACTGTAGGAAGACGTAGATGATCTACAAGAGCATTGACAGCAGCAGGGTCGATTGTCGCGTAGAAGTCACGGGGCTTCCTGTCGAACTTGTCGTTGTCGCGTTTACCCATAGTCCTGTTCCAAAGATTTGTCACTAAAAACTTCACAAGATTCCGCACACTCCTCCACATAGTTTGGGTCTTCAAAACCAACATGGTCCGAATTTGCCATATTTATCACATCTTTCGTCCAACGATTGCCCCTAAAAAAACTCTGAGGTTTTCCAGACTTCTTAGCTAGTGATCCGCTATTTTTATAGGATTCCTCCATTCTCGCCGGAAAGTCAAAGATGCTTGGGTCTTCTCTGTAGACTGTGACCAACTTCTTAAAACTTTTTTTCCAACACCACATACAGTTCCCGCGATGCTCTGGTAGATAAAGGTCAAAATTTTGCTTTCTCCACCAGTCTAAAACATCGTTTTTTCTAACACCCCAACCAACAAGCGGGTAGATCAAACATTCCTCTTTAGCATAAGAAGACATTCTATCAACTTCATCCGCCCGTATCCCCACGGCGGAGTAGTAAGAACCCTTTTTCCACCCCCACTCCCTGCACAAAGACCTTATCGGTTGAAGTTTTGTCTCTCTTGTACAATGTGGCATAGATTGGTTAGGTATACCATACTTTTTTATCACTTCCTCAAAAGGCTTCCCATCACGAGAAGCTGTTTTGTAATTAACCTCTTTATGAGAGGTGCCTTTTCTTTCACCATGTTTCACTACAGCTTCGATCCAAGTAACTTTCCAACCAAAGTTTTGTTCGCAGTTATGAACAAAATCCAGCGTTCTTGGGTCTTCTTGCCCCGTGTTTGCGAAAACGATACGACAATCCACATGACTAGGAATTTCCCTTAGCAACCTGTGTGTCATATAACCAGAGGTTCTTCCACCAGAAAAAGAAATCAGCAACCTGTCTTTTTCAAACACTTCCATACTCTTTCCCCAGCGCCTTAAGAGAAACCCATTGCAGATCGTAGTCACCGTTGAACAAACAACGCTTGATCACAACACCCTTACTCCATTCACTGTTTGCTTGTCCAGCCCATCGCTCTTCGGCACCTTTGAAACAACCAGCCACAAGGCCGTTAAGCGGCGTAGGTCTAGCATCAGCTTTCCGATAATAGTGAAACTTGTGACTGTGACCAACAGTGCAACTATGGGCCAGCTTTTCAACAAGACTATAACCATGATGCTTAGTAGACATAGCTGAACCAAAGTTGCCACTAGAAACATAGTGACCATAGAGGACATTATCGTAAGCAACGAGGGCGGGGCCGGAATTAACGTATTCGTGGTACTCATCAAACCAGTAGTCTGTTTGAAGATGGGAAAATGAGACTCCATATTTGGAACCCTCTATTCGTGGATCGTGAGCGATAGCCTTCTTGATGCGGTTCTCATGATTACCTTCAAAACCGATCCTGTAGGGACGCTTCTTCTTACTGATCTTGTAGCGCCCCCAGATACGGTCCATAGCCTCATTGTAGGCTTCGACATCCTTCTGGTAGGACTGTGCAACAAGAGCAGCAGGATAACGTGTATCGTAGCTGTTAAGGGACTGCATGTCAGCCCCATCACCAAGATCAACACAGTAGTCAGGCTTGATGTCTTCGATAAGGTTGCCCAACCAAGTGAAGCGTTCATTGCTTACGTCTGGATGGGCATGGGCGCAACTCCACACTACAACAGTTTTACTCAAGGTTTTTAACCCTTTCTAGTAGCTCTTCTCGTTCACCAATGTAACGAGAGTGTCTAAGTGCCAGTGGAATATCCCTTTCGGGATACCCTGCTTTTCGTAGTTGGTTTTCGTAGTCATCTTCCAGAGGTGCTGGAAACCCATACATCCAGCCACTAGGCGGGTCAACAAGAAGGGTCATCAGAAGGGCCACTCCCAGATTTTCTCGATTTTCCAGTATCGGTGAGACGTAACATCTTTGGAGATTTCTAGGTAAGAAGCCGCCTCTTCATAGGTCTTGAACCTTTTGTGCGGTTTCCAACCAACTCCGTTGTCTTGAATTTTGTAGATGTAAAAAAAGACCTCCATCAGAATGTATCGTCCCATTCAAAAGGAATGATTTGCTGGCAGAAGTGGTCTACCACTGACACAGCATCCTCGAAGTCTTCAAAGATCAGTTGCTCTTCTTCAAGAACACCACGATCTGTCAAGACGGTTGCCCACAAGACGTAGCCCTCTCCATAGCGAAGCCCAAACCCATCATCATGCTCATCCCAATCTGGGATCATAGAGGAGTGAATAGGTCCCCGCAGTACGTTTACAACTTTAGCCATTCGTCGGGTATCTCCTTGTCAGCGTATTTGAAGCCATGTTTCGTAGCCCAATCAGCATAGGTAGTCTTGGAACCTTTGCTGATCTTGTTCTTTGAGTTTTGGAAGACAAACCTGATGTCTAGATTAGGACATTGTTTCTGGATCAACAAGTGTTTCTTTCGATCAGCAGCAACAAACCTCCCTTTAGTTTCAACGATCAATCCGTTTGGAAAAGTGAAGTCTGGGGTATAAGTATGAACACTCTCTGGAACAACATACTTGATCTTCGTTGTTTCATATTCAAACTCTACGCCAGACTTCTTAAGTTGATCAGCTACCTTCTCCTCAAGACCAGACCTGAAACCTAACTTACGGGAGGTGTCCAGAGTTGGTTTTCGTACCTTCTTAGCCAAAGTAGTCTTCCATTCATTACGGCTCTGTCACGGTCGCCCTCATATGCTTCAAGACAGCGTGTCCACATTTCCAGTTCTGTAGTTGCTCCATCAAGTATCTTAGCAGCTTTGGCAGGGCCAACCTTCCAGACACCTTTGATGTTGTCTACACTATCACCAATAAGCAGTTGGGAGTAGAAAAACTTTAGTCCCTCTACCTCTTCGATCTCTTCCCAAGTATCTCTACCGGGATTGTACAACAGACAGGGGACTTGTCGAAAGTCTTTGTCAATCGAAACTACAACAGCATTTGGATAATACTTTGTTGCTTCAATAGCAATGGCATCATCTGCCTCTTCATTGTTGGTCACTTCGCAAGGATGGTTCTCAAGAATGTAGTCTCTGGCAAAACCCAACAAGATAGGTTTTTCTCCTACCCTGTTGGACTTGTAGTCACTCGTAATCTCTTTACGGAAATTACTAGAACCCGTCAGGTAAGACTTGAAGATCAGGTCTGCACCAAATCTTTCTTGAACCTTGTCGGTGATGCGAGTGAAAAGTTCGTCTACCTTCTCAACTACACCACCGATAGTGTCGCCATCCTTAGAGAAGACTGCCCTGTAAGCAAGGGGGTCAGCATCTATTAGGACATATTTAGTCACTCTGCAACTCTTTCAGAAACTCTTTATATTGCTCACCAGTAGAGTAATACTTGAGAACTTCATAGTGACCTGCAAGCTGTTTTGCCTTGTTGTCAGGGGTTTCAAAAGGGTCATAGTCAGCTTTAGACATGTCTCGAATGTCTTCTTGAAGGCGGTCACGAACAAGTTCATCTACGAAGTCATAGTAGGCTCCATAGTATCCGTTTTCGTCTCGCATGAGAGCTTTAAGAGCATCAGCCGTTTTCATTGTTGTAATACTCCGTTCCGGGGACATTGGGTTGTTCCAGCAAACCAAACACAGTTGGAAATGCAGGGACAAGAACTTCCTTGATCTTACGAGCCAACAAGACATGCTCCCATTGGGTTACGCATTCATCGTCACGAACTTCCAGATAGTGCAACCAACTACGCAGTGTGCCATTGACGTATAGTCGGCTCATGGTCAGTCCTTCGGGAAGGATCACCCTTGCACACTCTTTGGCTACATCGTAACCACGGAACCTCTTATACCAATCTTTGATAATTGGTAGGATTTCTGTCTTGACCGCATACTTTCCGTAGTCATCTTTGTCTTCATCCACGAAGGAGTTTTGACGGTTTTTAGTGTCTTGCTTACGATACTCACGCTCAGTGAACTCAATCTCATCAGAGTAGCGTTGACTGAACTCTTGGAAACTGAACGAACGGTGACGCAGCAGTTGTCGCGTAATGTCCCGTGGAGCCTCTACTTCAACAACAGCGTTAGACATTTCAAAGACACTCCAATGCTTGTTCTTGATACAGTAGCGAAGGAGTTTCTCAGCAGTGTCAAACTTGTCTTGGTTGGAGGGGTTAGACACCCTAGCACAGTACGCTAGGATGCCTTCCGAGTTGGGGATACGCGCTTCGATAGTTGGTTGAGTAAGTCCAATCAGTCGAGCGTTTATCTTAGTCATCAGGTAGTAACCACCATATTAGGACAAGGATTGTTAGTAGGATGTAGAAGGTAGTCACTACATGGTCGAGACCTCTTCTCCACTGTCCTTGATGATCACAACTTGTTTAACATAGTCGTAACCGCAAGCGTTGAGAAACGTTAGAAACAGGTCTGCGACATCTCCCACGAACTCAAGATCAGTCTGTTGGACTTCCACAGAACGACCAATTGGCGTGTCCGTCATATTCATAGAAATGTGCATTAGGTCGCTTCCTCACTGTCTTCTTCACGAACATAAGGCACATGTTCGATGATCTTAACCTTGGTCAGGGAGGTACGAGAAATCATCTTACCATCTTGACCCTTGAAGGTATTAATCAGGTTAGTGACTTCTGCAATGGTTCCATTGCCAATCAGACCATCTTCTTCAAGGTCCCAAGGTTTGCCGTTAGGACCCACCACTTTAGGTGCGCCACCAGCTTGGGGTACTTCAATACCCCCCTTGTTCTTGACAAGGTGTTTGCGTTCAAACTTGACTGCGATTTCTCCATTAAGCAGACGCTTTTGGATAGGCTTCTTCTGAGTGCCAGCTTTCTTGAGTTTATCAAACTCTTCTTTGCTCAAGACTTGGACAATCGTGTATGCGCCATCACACTCTTGGTAGGCACCTTCGTAACCTTCCATTTCACGATTTGCCTCAAAGACCTTTGCCCATTCAATAGGGCCTTTAGTGGTCACTTCTTTATAAGCCATAGTGTTTCCTCTTTTGGCTGTCGGGATAGATGATTCTATCTTCGTTGCGGAGGCAGAAGCCGACTAAAGCAGCTTGCTGCGGGTTACGGTATATAGTTGTACGGATGGTTCTTGTCAACCTATTTACACAATATTTAGTGCGTATCGGCGTAAGTCTTGCCAACTTTTACGTCAACATCAAGAGACACATTCAGCCTAAGCAAACTGTTCGCCCTCTTGATAGCACCCTTCAATACGTCACCTATGAAATCAGAGGTACTTTCTGGAACATAGAAGCCAACTTCGTCGTGAAACTGCATGGCGATCTTGACACCAGATTGACGACAAAAATACAACCAAGTGTCAAAGCAGTAGACACCAGTTGATTGGTTGGCAGTAGAGAAACGGTCCTTCTCAGAACGAAGATTGTGCCAAAACTTAGACACAGGGTTCTGTAGCCACATAGAGTTGCCAGCCAATTTGACCTTGAAACTTTCTGTTGCCTTAGTTACAGAGAAGTTACGTTCCCAATATGCCTTGATGATTGCCGCTGCTTCGCTCTGAGAGACACCAATCTCTCTAGCCAACTTTGCAGCACCAACACCATAGACACAAGAGTAGTTTGCAGCCTTGTACTTGCTACGTATCTGTTTGAGGTTGATCTTACCTTGAGCATGTTGTTCAGCCTCAAACTCCGTAATAGCCTTTGCAAAGACTGCAAGATTAAGGTGGGGGTCGAACCCCGGCTTGCTCATTTCCTCTACATAGGTAGGGTCATAAGGCTTCATGTAGTGACGCTTTGTAGTGTCTTCCAGAGACACCATGTCAGAGCCACACAAGTCAAAGCCCTCTGGTGCAATCAAACACCCCCTGATCTCTGCTCCCCAAGGCTTTTCCACTTTGGGGATGTTGGCAAGGGGTTTGGCGTGTTTGAAGCGAAACGTATTGGTGAGACCAGCGATTGAAGCCTCAAGCCAACCATCCTTGTGACTATCCAGAAGAGCCTTGAAGAAAGCCTTACGGTGCCTGATAACAGTCAGACCTTCGAGGACTTCTACACCAGCATTCTTTTCCTTCAAGACAAGGACACTTTCACACAGATGCCCTGCCTCTGGATGAGTAGCAGGATACCTGATCTGAGGGATACGCTTCTCTACACCCGTCTTCTTATTCTTGTCGTATTTCCACGTCTGGGGTTGCCAACCGAGTTTGTTCAACCAGTCTTTGACCTGAACGTCGCTGTTGGGATTAGCATCTTCCCAATCAACAATCATTTCCACCTCTGGCCCCCCAAAGGTAGATGGCAGTTCTGCTTGGAACAACAAGGCCATCCATTTCTTCCAAGCCTCGGTCAGTGAACCATCCTTCTTGAATTGCTGTGCAGGCTTCTTGAAGGTCTTGTAGACAGGTTGCTTAGGCATAGCTTTGACAAGCTCTAGGAACTTCTCTTCCTGCATACGGTCCAGTTCGTCGTAGTTCTTCTGGGCGCGTTCCACATCCAGTTTAACGCCGACTTGCTCTGCTTCCCTTGCACAATCCATCTTCCAGCAAAGATAGTCAATCAGCTTGAACATTTCCTCTTGGGACCCATACAGCTTCATCAATTTAGCTTCTAGGTCTTTCCAGAGTTTCCAGTTGATCTTTACGTCTTCGACACAACGGTGAGCATACTTTTCGTAGGTCAGATTAGACCAATCCTTGACCTTTGGCTTAGGGACACCATACTCAATCCCGTAGCTTTCCAGACTGTGGCTAGACCGTTCAAAGTTCAAGTACCAAGACAGGGCAAGGCTGTCAATGAACTTGAGGTATTTCAGGTCAAGTCCAAGGATTTTGTTGAAGGTAGGGAGGTCGTGCCGGATAGTATTATGTGCAACAATACGAGTGTCAGGATCACTAAGAAGATCACGCATCTTGTCGTAGTCATTAGTGTGGTGATACGTCTCCCCATCCTCTGTCCAAGCAACAACATGCAGCTTGGTTGCTTCCTTCCATAGTCCGTCGCTTTCGCTATCCAGCACGATGATCTTCATTTCAGTTCTTTCTCTAATTGCTCCTGACCAAGTAGCCATCCAAAAGTAAAGGCCCACTTGAGTTTACCAAGTTCATCAGGATTGACCCAATTTCTACGAGGGTCTTTTGTTGGAGAGGGTCCGTTTAACCACTCTTCAAATGCTTCATCTATCGTCACCAGCCCACCCCCTTTTCCTTCAACGTGAATGTCTCTCCATCAAAGAGCAATTCACCAGCGTTTCCTTCAAGACCACACGGACGATTCTTCTTCACAATCAGCGTGGTCGTGTTGCGTTCAATCAGATCACTCGCTTCTTTGTCACGCACAAGGTCAATGATTACAGAAGCACGTTGACCAATCATACGACAATACTTGAAGTCTCCATTGTCGTTAGTGTGACCAATCGTAACGATACCCACGTTAAGATCAGCAGCCAACTTAGACAAACGAACAGACAAGTCTGCAAGCATTGCCTCTTTGCTTTCGTCACTCGAAACTGTCACTACGTCTTGGATAGGTTCAAAGAAGACGTACTTACAGCCATATACCTGTGTCAAGGTACGGATTTGCTCAATCAGTTCATCAGGACCATCCTCTTCACGAAGATGAAACTGCATGTAACCTGTCTTGCTAGTGATGTGTTTAATCGCCATTTCCACATCTTGCAAGCGGTTTTTGTCGTTGATCAAGTCTTTCCGTGTCAGGTTATCATTGAGGTAGTAAGACACGATACCAAGCAAGCTACGCAACTTAGTCTCTTCCAGATGCCAAGCAGCAAAGCGAACATCTGGGTGGTTCTTGATCAGGTTATATTCCAGATACCGCATGAACTCAGACTTGCCAATACCTGTAGGAGCCTTGATCACAGTAAAGTGACCTTGCATGATACCAAGGATTTTGTCGTCCAAAGCTACAATACCCGTGGGTACATAGCAGTGATCAGGAGTATCATGCAGAAGCTCTAGGAAGTCTTCCTCAGTGGCATAGATGTTATCTGGTGTATAGATGCCAGCCCCATACCAACAGTTACGATACTTGTCACCCGCATCCGCCATCAGGAACTCATTGGCATCCTTGAACACATCATGAGGAACCTTGTAGACCCTATTAGGGAAAAGGTTCATCAAGGTGACTGCAAACTTCTCTGCTTTGTCGTCAGTGTCAACAGAGAGGTAAATCTTGTCGAAGGAGCCAAGGTAGTCTTTGCAGTTTTCCAGCAATTTCCTTGAAGGGGTAGCACTAGGTAAGGAAACAACAGGGTACTTGGAGCCAAGCATCTGAAAGGCAGACATGGCATCCAGTTCGCCCTCAGTGATCGTGATAGCCTTGGCAGAACCAGCAGGGAACTTGTCCATGCCAAACAGCTTGTCGCTCTTGAACCCATTAGCAGTAGAAAACTCTTTGGGGAAGAACCGTGTCTTGCTAGAGCCATCAGGATAGACGTAGGTGTGTTTCGTAGGAAGGTCGTCAACAACAAACGACTTCACACCGTAGAAGGTCATAGTGGCAGAAGTTACTTTACGATGACCTCTATAGTCCCACACACCTCCTGCATCGTCTGGGGTTTCATCCCTAACTAGCATGCCGTCTTTTTCGATCAGCTTCAATTTCATGTTTGAACCATTCCTTAAAGGGTATCTATCTCTGGTCCAATCATAGACCTTTGGCATACTCTTCTTAGGGTAGGCAGTGCCACAAGAGTGACACCACCCCGCCCCCTTGTCGTAGTTGAACGAGAAAGCATCAGAAGAGCCACAGTGTTCATAGGGACAGGGTTGATGGCTTACTTCACCTTCACTCACTCTTCAACCTCTTTAGATTGTCCAGTACGTATCCAAGGTCCAGTTCATATGCTGCACAGTACAGCACAAATTCTAGACCAATCTTACACAGACCTTGTTGAGCCTCTTCGTTAAGGTCAAAAGAGAATGTGGCAGAACCATCTTCATGCTCTACTGTATCAGCTACAACTATAAAAAACGGAACGTCACTCATGGCTTGGCTCCTTTCAGCGCGGCGCGCAATTCGGTTACGGCGGCGGTCATTGATGGGGGTTCCGAATGGTCTAGCTCCACATCGTCATACTCAATCAGCATCTGCTGCACCACCTCCACCAGCCCCGCCAACTTGGCCTGTGTGGCGGCCAGTTCGGCTTTCGCTTGGTCCAATTGATGCAGCGCATGGGCAAGGTTGCCTTCGCTTTCATGGAGTTCGGCCTCGGCGGCTTCGGCGCGGGCTTCTGCGTCCAGCTTGTCCAGCCAATGCTGATTGACGCTTGCGCCGATGGCCCACAACTTCTGCACCTCTGCCAGCGCGTCGGTGTCGGTGAGGGCTGCCACGGCGCGATATGCGTCTTCGTGGCCACACTTCGTTTCCTCGTGGATTGGCGTGGGCAAATCAGCAATCG